TAAACATAAGTCTATTGAATGTCAATAGGTTAGTAAAAATAAAAAAAACCTAAGAGTATCAGTCTTAGGTTTTTCAAACATTGAATTTACTTATAAAGAAACCTTTTCGTTTCCAGAGACCTCAGTATTTCCCGAGACATTAGCCTTTCCAAAGACCATAGCCTTTCCAGAGACCCTAGCATTTCCAGAGACCCTTGCGTTACCAGAAACCCAAGCCTTTCCAGAGACCTTAGCATTTCCAGAGACCTCAGCATTATCAGAGACCTCAGCACTCCCAGAAACATTAGCGTTTCCAGAGACCCTTGCATTTCCAGAGACCCTTGCTTCATCATAGACCATTGCTTCTCCAGAGATCTGAGCCTTTCCAGAGACATTAGTATTTCCAGAGACCTTAGCATATCCAAAAACCCTAGCATTATTAGTAACTACAGCATGGTCATAGACCCAAGCACTTTCAAAGATCTTAGCACTTTCAAAGATCTTAGCACTTCCAGAGACCTTAGCATTATCAGAGACCTCAGCCTTTCCAGAGACCTCAGCACCTCCATAGACCTCAGTCTTTCCAGAGACCTCAGCACTTCCATAAACTATAGAATTATCAAAGACCTTAGCCTTTCCAGAGACCTTAGCATATCCAAAAACCCTAGCATTATCAGTAACTACAGCATGGTCATAGACCTCAGTCTTTCCAGAGACCTCAGCACTTCCATAGACCTGAGCATTTTGATAGACCTGAGCCTTTCCAGAGACCTTAGCATTTCCAGAGACCCTTGCTTCGCCATAGACCTCAGTCTTTCCAGAGACCTCAGCACTTCCATAGACCTGAGCATTTTGATAGACCTGAGCCTTTCCGTAGACCTTAGCCTTTCCAGAGATTCGAGCATTTCCAGAAACCTTAGCATTATGATAGACCTGAGCCTTTCCAGAGACCTCAGCACTCCCAGAGACCTCAGCCTTTCCAGAAACCTTAGCATTATTAGTAACTACAGCCTTTCCATAGACTTTTGCGCTATCATAGACAAAAGCATTTTTGGTAAGGTTCTTTTCTGATTCAATGAATCCGCCTTTTGTACCTTCACGGCCGTGGACCATGTGGTTTTTTGTTAGTTCTATTCGGTAGAGGGTTTTACCATCAACTTTAATAGATTCGTCTGTGAGTTTATATTCGGTCATAAGATTTTTTGATTGTTGTTTTGTTTATTTATCAATATAAACATAAGTCTATTGAGTGTCAACCACTAGTTATAAATTTTTGCTTTTATGTTATTAGCATGCTGTATTAGGTTGTCTGTGGTTCCTATATCAGTCAAAAATTCTTCTAGTAACTCATAATGTTGTGGTATTTCTGCTAATGCGAACGCAGGAAACTTTTGGTCTTGTATGTAACCATTCCCACAATCTTCGTAAATTTGAGGCTCGTACATATATGAGTTTAAAACTTTAGATTTTTTTATAATTAGCTTATGTGTTTCAGATAAAACCATAACATAAACGAACCTTTCGGATTCATTCATATTAAATTTTTCTAACATGAGTTTCTTAAAAAAGGTTTTCTCAAATAAAATAAATTCTTTAAACTTGTACATTAATTAAATATTTTGCTATGAAATATGAGTCTACTATATCAGATATAGGATTATTTATACATTTTTTACCAAGCAAATTTTCTAGATTTAACCCAGATTCTTTCGTGAAAAAATTATACATAATATCTTTCCCAGAATTACCTTTACCTGTGGCGTATTTTTTTAGTGAAGTAGGAGGAACCTCATTTATGATATATCCAGCTTTCCATAATTTATGTTTTAAAAGTCCTCCATTTTCAGCAATATTAAAAACTTTACCTCTAGAACCCATCGAATAACCTTCAATCATAATTTGTTCCACATTGTAGTCTTTACATAATTTAGTAAAATGTTCGGATATGTGATTATACCTTTCCTGAGCAGTACTCCAGGGTTTTATTAAATCCCCTCTTATATTTTGATAGGTATTTACATCTTTTGCCTTAGCGGTTAAAAAAAATGAGTGTCCGTTTTTGAATGAAAACTCATCAGAATTTCCTATAAACATTGCCGGACAACTCATCGAATAATCAATTCCTGCTATAATCATGTGTAGTTTTTTTTATATTTATAACCACACGTATTCTTTTATTTTATAGCCAATTCCATAGTAATTTTAGGAATAAGTATCAATAATTTTTTCTATTTCTTTTGAAGATTTAACTCCAGAGAAACGAAAAACTTCAACCTCATTTTTTTCTACTATTATAGTGGGTATTTTTTTAATGTTTGCGTAATCCGCTAGCATAGGTTTATCCTCTATTTCTATAGATTCTATCTCAAATTCTCTAGTCTTTTGGACCTTACCTAAAATGCGCCCCAATGATAGACAAGGGGCGCAAGTTTTTCCGTAGTATTTTTTTAATGTAACCATATTAACCTTCACAGCTCGAACAGTATAAATCATCTATTTGCATTTTTTTCCTGGCTTTTTCTTGTGCCGAGTTTATTGAATGTTGATAGTAAAGAGTTTTTACACCAGATTCCCATGCACTAATTATTAACTTATTGACATCTTTTACTGACATGGATGGAGAAACCATAAGGTTCAATGATTGTGCTTGGTCTATGAAGTTTTGTCTAACGCCTGCTTGATTTATTATAGTCATTTGTGAAATTTCAGCAAAAGTCTTAAATACATTTTTTTCATGTATAGTTAAAAAGTCTAGATGCTGAACAGAACCATCATATTTTTTAATTGAATCCCATACTTCTTTAGTGTTAAGATCCTTTGTTTTAAGCAATTCTAACAACATAGGATTCTTGACTGTAACCTTTGCTTTTGCTAAATCTTTAACATAACAGTTAGACCAAATAGGTTCTATAGATTGTGATACCTGACCTAATATGAATGCCGATGATACAGTAGGCGCTATAGCATTTAATGTTACATTTCGGCGACCATAAGATTTTAACAACTCAGGTTCTCCTAGAGTTTTTGCCATAGATACAGATGCCTTTACCGATTGTGTTTGTATAAATTGAAAAACTTCAACGTTCAGATCAGATGCTTCTTTTGAATCAAATGGAATCATTTTAGATTGTAAAAAAGAGTGCCAACCAAGAACACCTAAACCCAAAGCCCTTTGATTTTTTGCAAATGTATAAGCTCTTTCCATGAAATAGAATGCTCGTCTGTCTGCTATATTTTCGCTATCTCTTTTTTCTTCTAGTTTCTCGAGAAATTCAGTTACGACTGTATCTAGAAAAATAGTAAGAATTTCAACTGCGTTTGTAGTTTTCCACTCTTCAAAATGAAGTAAATTCATTGAACTTAGTACACACACAAAAGACTCATTTTCGTTAGACGAAAGTGCTATTTCAGAACAGAGGTTAGAAGCATAAATTTTCATGTCTTTATCTTGATACGCATCAGGTGCCATAGAGTTCATGGTATCTGAGAACATAATATAAGGATAGCCAATTTCAGATCTTCTTTGTATTACCTTGGCCCAGATTGCTCTTTTTGCTGAATCTCCTTCTATCATTTTTTCCATAAAATCATCCGAAACTGTAACTGCGTGAGTTAAGTCTTGAATAGGAAACCCTTCTGTACCAATCTTTAAGAATTCTTCTATATCTGGATGCTCGATCGGTAAGTAAGGAGAAAATCTGCCTCTTCTTGTATTTCCCTGCGAAATATTATCGACTACAGATTCATAAAGGTTCATAAAATGAACCGAACCGGGCGCTTGGCCGTTATCTGTTACCTGAGATCCTCTAGGTCTAATATCTCCAAAATATCCAGAAGTGCCACCACCCATTTTTGACATTTCGCCTACTTCTGTTTGACCGAATAAAATTGATTCAATCGAGTCGCCGACATAGGAACCGAAACATGAAACAGGAAGCCCTCTCTGTTTGCCATAATTTGCCCATACCGGAGATGATAGTGAGTACCAACCTTTGCCCATATTTTCATAAAAGGTATCGGCAAAATTAGGAATTCCACTAAGGTTTTCTGCACGAATAGCAATGCTTTTTATTCGCTGAGAAACATCTTCTCCTTCGCTTAGATAACCCCGCTCAAGAAACTTAATGGTATCGGGCGTTACCCAGTCGAACTTTTTTCTATTTGTCATTTTTTTGTGTTATGTTGTTAAAATAAATCGTCTTTTGTTATTGACTTCTGACGTTTTGTGTAATTTATGCTTCTCTTGTTGAAAAAATCTGTATGTTTAGTAACCATTACTTCATCATCGAACCATTCTGTGTTCAATAGGTCTTGGGCGTTTGGTGTAAATTGTGGAGTTATTCCTATTTGTTTCATAGAAGTATTAAACCTATTTTCGATAAATGCTATTGTTTCTTTTTTAGAAAGAAAATCTAAATCTCCAGATTCAAAAATCCAGTCAATAATACCTAATTCAGCATCATAGGCTTCCAAACAAGCATCCTTAATTTCTTCTTGTAATCTAGTAGTCCACCAATCTGGGTTTTCTTTCTTTATGGTATTAATTAAATCAAAGCCAAAATCAGCATGAATTTGTTCTTCTTTTGATGTTGCTTCGACTACGTTCGACATACCTTTCAGGTAATTCTTATGCTTATTAAAAGCCATAATAACAAGAAATTGACTAAACAAAGAAACATTCTCGACAAAAATAGAGAATAGAATAATAGATTCAAAATATTCCTTATTATCTACTAGTTTAGAATTGGTTATAGCACGCTCAAGATATTTTATTCTTCTTCTGATAGCAGGAACATCTAATAGTTCCTCGAACTCGTCATTTAGACCTAGAAGTTTAATCAAATTGGAATAGGCATCCGCATGGCGAACCTCAGATTCTGAAAATGTAGCACCGACAGAACCTATTTCTGGTTTTGGCATTCTGTCGTATATTTTACCCCAGAATGTTTTTACCGATACTTCAATCTGTGAAATTGCTAACATAGCACGAACAACTGCTTGTCTTTCTGATGCAGTCAAACTAACATTTATATCTTGTATATCTGATGTGTAATTAAACTCATCATGAATCCAATAAGAATGCCGAATTGAGTTCACATATTCTTCAAGCTCTGGATATTCGTATGGTTTTAAGTTTGTTCTTTTCCTGAATATATCCGGTTTATTTTGATTCCTGTATATAATATAAGACTTTGCTACGTCTGATAAATCACTTCTCATGAGTTCTTTCTCGACAAAATCATGTATGGTATCTACAGTAGGTATATAGTAAGAATCCTTATTTATCCATAATTTTTCTTCTACATTTTCGGCAACTTCTATTGCTAAACTCGTCCAGACATTACCTATAGAACTCATAGATTTTTCTATGGCCACTACAATATTTGCAGGATTGAACAGTACTATTTCGCCATTTCTTTTCTTTACTTGTTTTTTCATTTTTTTTAATTACAGATGAATAAATTTTATTGTATAGAATTTCCTATTTTTCCTACCATCAATTTGGTTTTCCATGAACCACCAAGTTCTCTTTGATAGAATTTATCAGCAACTTCAGGAAATTTAAGAACATCAGCATCGTCTTTAGGAGGTTTTCTTGTTGGTTTTTTTGTAATGCTTGTTGCATCTTCGTATGACATACTGACAGATTGTAAATCGACACCCTTGGGTAAATTTTTTCGTAAAAATCCTAAAGCAGCACCAGACATTTCAGCATAGGATCTTCCCATTTTAATGTTCTCACGGAACATCATAGCCAAATCTTTTTTACCTTGAGCAGTACCGTCTGTAGCAACAGCAACATCTTTGCGTCCTGTTTTGTCTTTATAGAGAACAACTGCAGTGATATTTTTACCACGTCTTGCGAGTTTCCAGAATGGTATATTTTCCACCATATCATCAGGATTCTTAAACCCCGAACCCGCCAAACCGCCTATTTCAGCATACGCTTTTTGAAGTATGCCATATACTTCATTTTTATATTGTTCTTTTTCTTCCTGATTTGCTGGAAGTAAATTCACAAATTTTTCTAGTAATAAAAATTCTTTTATTTTTTTCATATAATTATAGTATAATAAAGTTTTTTAATTGCCTTTTGTATTTCATTCAAGGAAGAAACATCACTGAAAATGTGACCACCGCTTTCAAATATTTTTACTTCAGCGACATTAGAATATTTATCAATAGCCGGGCCAATAGAAATTACATCATCATCTTTTGCAAGCAATACAATTCGTTGGACATCGTTAAGGGCTGTAGTTTCTTCTTGATATTGTTTATATTCTTGACAATTAGAATCAGACCACTTGTATTTTTTATGGGAATCTGAGTTGACATAATCCCCAATATATTTCTGTAAAGTAGTAGCAGGTGTTATAGCTGGATTGATTATTACACTAGGAATCCTGTACTTACAAGCAAAATAATTTGCCCAAAAACCACCAAGAGAAGTTCCGACAATTATAGCCTCAGAGGGGTATAAATTTTTTACAATTGGATCTATAAGTTCATAGACGTCCTTTGCTCGGGAAGAATGTGAGGGTGCAATAATTTCGGCATCGGTAAATTGAAGGTTCAGCATTTTAACCTTAGCAGATATTGGCGAAGAATTAAAACCGTGGATATATAAAATTTTCATAGTATGTTTAGTAAAATTGATTCATTTATAATATACGAATAATTTTGGTCAAAGTACATTTTTTTTGGTCTAATTTGTAGCTATTTTGGCCCACTTGTTAAAATTCATAAGCTGTATTAATTTAGAATCAGGTACGTTATTTATAAATCCCATGAGTTCATTTTTGCTGTGGCCATTAAGTATCATCTCATTTATATCAGTCCCTTTTAATGAACTGTCTGGTACAAAAACTTTATGACCTTTTTCTATAAGACCTTTCATTTTTTTACAGTTAATAAAGTTTCTTGGTTCATTGTCAAAAATAAAAACTACATCATATAAAAAAAACATTTCATGGACCTTAATCAGATCAGAACCAGATGCTGCTACTGCATTGTCCAGAAACATTGCATCAAAAGCACCTTCGGTTACTATTATAAGGTTTCTTTTGTTTACTTGGTCCAATCCCCATATCATAGGAGAATCTTCGTCCAATTTTATATTGATATACCTAAGGGAAGATTTTAGTTTTAAATCTCTAGCAGTAATTGATGTAATTTCCTTACGTTCGTTTCTATAAGGAATTACAATTCTACCTGAATCTTTGTATAATCGGTCTTTATATAATCTAGGGTTTAATTTTTCTAACATCTTACCATCCTCAACAAAGAATAGGTCATGGGTAGCAACAATTTGGCGTTTCTGTAGAAACACGTTAGCTGGATGCTTGTCGGATAATGTATTTACGGGTTTACATATAGAACTAAACAGTTTTTCTGTTGTGGAAACATCATTAAATTTTGGTTTTTGTCCAGAAAATGATTCACCTTTTTGTTGTTTGTGAGCTGAATATTTATCGGCATATTTTTCTAATTTATATTGACTGTATAAACTATCATTTTCTGACTTAAGGTACGTCTCAAAAGACATAGAAGAGCCACAATTATGGCACTTATATATTAGAATACCCTTGTGAGTAAACACATAACCACGGGACTTATGTTCATTTGATTGAGAATCACCGCATATAGTACAGCGAAAATTATAGAGAACATCCGATTTTTTAATAAAATTTTTGAGCTGAGGGCTCAACAGTAGAAGGTATTTTATATCAGTATGAAGCATGGATATTATGTTTATTGAATACAATATACATAATATCCTCTACATATACAACTTTAATTAAATAAACCCCTTCCCACTTGTACTATATAATCTATAGCAAAGACCAGTACAGCACCACCACCAACAATAATCCAACGGATACGTTCATGACTCTCCAATTTCTTGGCAATTGTATCGTAGTTTTCCTTATTTTCTTCTTTCATCTCGGCAATTTTTTCGAGAATATTAATATCTGAGGTTTCCAGTGTCGAGATTTTTATTCTAAAATCTTCTCGTAACCCGTCTATATTAGTTTTCAAGTATTTAGACCTGTTTTCTATTTCTTCTTTTCTTTGTTTTAAGGTGCTTTTGACTTCATTGCTTTCTTTTTTTGCTTCGTTTATTCGTTCATCATGCAAGGCTATACTTAGAGACATTTCCCCAATAACTTTCGTAAATGCTACTAATGTCTTGTCTAGTTTCTCAAATGATGAAAATAATTGCTTTAGATCGGATTTGATTATACCCACGTCAATTTTTATATTATCCATCATTTCCATATAATTTGTTTTTTTATATATTTATAACTAAAAAAAAGGTGCCAGAAGCACCTTAGTTAGTCTTTAAAAATTTATCTCCAAGCGACAACAGATTTAGCAAAGGCAAATGCAGTTTCTATGAAACTCTCAACTTTTGCTTCTTTTGCTTTGTCTACTAGATTAAATTCTTCTATGATAAATTTAACCAACTCATCAATTTCTGCTGCTGTAATATCTTTAATTTCATCAGGAACATTTTCGATGCCACCAACAGCAGATGGTAGTTTACGAACAGCCCCAGTAAAATTAAGAATTTCTGTTGGCTTAAATTTTCCGTCTTCGAGTGATTTAGAAATTCCATATACTAATGAGAATAGGAATGATAAAAACTCTTTTGTTTCTTTTAGATCTGTCATATTTACTTTTACTTTTTGTATGTTACTTGTGTTTATTTTTATGTTATTCGGTCCCAGATTGGTCTCCGCCGGAATCTTTTTTCTCTTTATTCGCATTGGAATCCTTTTCTTTGCTAGTATTTTTTAATAGTAGTTTTTTTTCCTGGTATTCATAAAACCTATTTACTACCGTACTTAAAAGTTTTACAGCAGCATTTAATAGTATTGGAATACCGACCTTTGTTAGAATACTCATTTCTTTTTTCTCCTACCTGAAAATGTAAATTTAAAGCCTAAAGTCAACCCAGAAAGGAAATTTTTAATAGTTCCAGTCATTGTTGGCTTTGGTGTATTTATCGTTTTCAGTTCATCGAAGCTATGTTTTGTCCACCAGTCATCTGTACCTTTTCCAATTTTAAATTTGAAGTTGCCCATTTATGTGAAATATACCCCGTAGTTGTTAAGTGTTGGCGTTGCAGCTGTATCTGTGCTAGTAAATAGCCATTGAAGCGTAAGCGTTCTACTAGTTAAACTTGAGCAGTCTACCTCTGTATCGAAATTAGCAAGAGTTATAGTGACATCATTCGCTGGCGTTCCGTCTGAGATTTTAACAGATATAGTCGTGTCGGTTGGCGTTGCAAAAGTTGAACTTACCACTACTTTAGTCGGGGCTGCTGCTAAGTCTCCAGTTAAGTCTAATGAAGTGCTAATGAAATTTCCAGACGGAAGGAAATCCCCGGTGCCTAGTCGAGCAAAACGGGATTTAATTGCATTTCCAATACTAGTAAAAGACCCACCAACGTAAAGTTCAAAATCTGCTGCTTGATAGATTGTAAGGACAGTAGTGTTGGCATCCAGGGTATAGGCTGTATCAAGTGTACCATCAGAATTTAGTCGAGCGAAGTAACTTTTACTTTGGCCTCCAAATGTATTAAAAGACCCACCAACGTAGATTTTTCCATCTGCGGTTTGGTGGATTGTCCAAACAGTACCGTTGACATCCATGGTATAGGCTGTATCAAGTGTACCATTAGAATTTAGTCGAGCTAAACGGTCTTGTGTTCCTCCTCCAATTGTAGTAAAAGCCCCACCAACGTATATTTTACCATCGGTTGTTTGATAGATTGTACTAACAGTAGTGTTGGCATCCAGGGTATAGGCTGTATCAAGTGTAC